TGATTCTGTATCAATATTATTGAATAGTGTTGAAGCAACATCAGGTCTTAATTCATCAATTTTTTCTGCTGATTTTGCAAATAAAATGTCTTTAATTTTATCACTAATCTGCGAAGGAGATTCGTCAGTAGCAATCATATCCATTAAATCATCCATTATTATATACCAGATTGATAATCGTCATTATTTATATTTCCCCACCCTTGGGCATTTCTACTGCTTTAGTGTCTACTTGAGTTGCTTTTACATCTGTTCTCAAATCTGGTTCCATTACTGGTTGTCCAAGATTCATTTGTGCATTTGAATCCATAGGCATACCTGTTGCCGGATCTACAGGAATGCTTGGATCTGGAATAATACCATCTTCAATTTCTTTTTTAATAATGGCATCTTGTTCGATGATTTCGATATCGGTTTGCCTAAGAATTTTACGTCTCACATAGTCTTGGGAAAAATACTTACCAATATAAGGTTCTGCGACCTGGACCATATTTAATCTTTCATTGAGCAACTCTGCATCTTTAAGTTCCGCAAAATGATTATCATATATAAAATCGTATTGGATATGTTCATCCATTATTCTCCAATCTTCTGGTGTAATAATGTTCTTGAGAATCAGTTGAGTTCTTAACATATCACTAAACATTGCTGAGAATCTTTTCCTCAGACGAGAAACAAATTTACTGAACTTAACTTCATCACGAAGAATTTCTGAAGATCTACCAAGATTAAAACCACCTTCCCCATCCATTCTTGAAGGTGGGACGTTTAATGAACTGTAAAGTTTTTTCTTGAAATATTCAATGTCTGTGATTTCTCCAAGATTTTGTCCACCAGGGAGAGTTGTAATTTCTGTTCCACGACCACCTTCTCTTCTGGGAAGCCAAAAATCTTCGAGCATACTCATAAATTTTTTATCGTCACGAATCTCCCCAGTATTTGCATCATAAACAAGTTTGTTACGATAACGCATCATAACATCACGAAGATATTGTTCTGCTTTTACTTTGGGCAAGTTTCCTACGTCAATATAAAAAATTCTGCGTTCTGGTGCTCTTGATAGACGATAGATAACCAAAGAATCCTCAATCATCCGTAATTGATTGAGTGATTTGATTGCTTTATGTAAATAAGAAAGAGTTGATCCCTTATTTCTATCTACAAGACCTGATGTGCAATATGTAATTGAATCTTTGGTCATTCTGATTCCAGAATTTGAACCACCAAGAGATCCAGGAGATGGAGTTCCTGTTGGATAACTCATTTTTGGTTCATAAATAAAATATTCTTCAATTTCGGGAAAATCATAATCCATAGGATTATCGATCATTCTATTTGAAATTTTATATTTGTCCGAATCTTTTTTTCTTGCCTGACGGACATATCTCATCTTCATCGCATCAATGTATCTTAATTCTTGTATTCCTACCTCAGGTTTTTTAAGATCTACAACTTTATGATAGTAAAGTCTACCATCAACATACCAATTTCTATAAATTTCGTGGGACTTTTTATCAAAGTCTAAAAGTTCTAAGATATATTTAAATTCTTCTCTTATTTTTTTCTTAATACTGTCACTTGCACTTAGATTATCTAAATCAATTTGAACAGGACTGTCATTGGTATCTGATACAATAGCCTCATTTACAATATCTTCGATAGCACTATCACATTCCGGATGTAGCGCCATTTCACGATATCTTTTAATTAAATCAAATTCTGTTCTGTAAACACCTTCAATGTCTACATATGATCCGAAAAAACCACTGGTCAAATAATGATCAACCCCGTCCTCCTTATTCGGAGGGACGGGGGAAACCACACCTTTAGATAATTCTTCAGTATCTTCAATAGAAAAACCAAATAGTTTTGCCATAATTTATTTTATGTTTAATCTTTAGACTATTTATCAACCATTAGTACCGCCAGCACCATTTACATTAATACTCTGTACTTGGAATTCTACTGTAAATTCTTCAATAGCATTAGCATTATCGTATGAAAGATCAATCGCAGCTACACTTGTAGGAAAAATATCAATAAATTCATATTCTTTTAGAACAGCATTAGCAAACCCAGAATTATTTTGAGAACTTGGTGCCGATCCTCTCCCGAGTTGATAAACTTTAGCGTTAGTCATATAAGCACTTGGATCTGTTGCACCGATATTAGTATCAAGTTTTGCTATTAATTCTGACCAAGATTCGAATGCATTTCTTAAAATAAATCCTTCATCATTAATAATTGTTACACTCCAAGGATCAATAGTTCTATCTCCAGCAACTTTAAAAGTTCTTCCTCGAAAAGGAACTTCTATTGCTGCGATATTTTGTGCTGGAAGTTGTGCTGCCTTACACATAAACTTAAAACTTGTGGCATCCCAAGGAATACCGCCAGGAAATGTTGCCAGTTCCACTTCAAATAAATTTGAACGGGCACCGCCACCAACGAGTCTTGATTTGAAGTCGCTAATTGTTAAATTTTCTCTTGTTGTTGCCATTTTTAATTCCTCCTTTTGTTATTTGTATTTTAAAGTTAAACTGTACCAGCAACTTCTTCAAAACTTACTCCAGTGCGAGTAGCAACAAAAGTAAGAGTTACATAGTTAATTGACTTCGCAGGCTTCAGGAAGATGTCTGCTCTAAATTCATTATTATCTATAACATCTGGAGTATTATTTGAAGAATCACAAACAACTAAGAAACCATAAAGACCACGTTTTGCTTGAACATCTCGCAAATATGGTTCAACAATATTTCTAAAGTTTGCCCTTGTTAATTCGTCATTCAGTTCAAAAAGTTGTGCTTGAGCGGCTCTTTGAAGTGCTTGCTCAATAGTAAGGAACAAACGACGAACATTAATTCTATCGAAAGCAGAAGCATATCCGAGAGCAGTTTTATCACCAAAAAGAAGAGTTCCTATTCCAGGTTGAGTTACGATAGAATTAACTCTCTGTGGATAGAGTTGATCTCTCTGTGCTTTATTTGGATTATATGCAAGTTTAATTGCATTATTAATAATTCCTCTTTGCTGTCCTGCGGGTGAGAACCAAGGATATGCGACAATATTAGTGCGGCACATCAGACCAGCAACGTCAGCATTGGTTGGAACATAAACAAACTTATTATTAAATCTATCATATGTATACTTGTATCCACTATCAAAAATTGCATATGATGAAGATGGTAATGAACTGTAATACTTAATTAAATTTGTAGTTTGTGTTGTTGTGTTTGTAATTCCAATTAAATTTTGTTTGTGTGGTCCTATAGTTGCAACACAATCTTTTCTTGCTTCTGCAAGCGAGATTAAGAAAGATGCTTTTGCTTGAGAATCAAATTCGGAATCAAATCCAGGACCCATAATAAGATAATCAATTTGTATTTCATCTTTATTTGAAAATAAATCATACGAAGTAATTAGATTTCCAAGCGTTGCCTTCATTCCACCTGAAGAAGTATAATCGACTCCACCACTCAAACTGTATGTTTTATTTCCAATTGCACTAAATGTAACATCTTGTGCCTTAAGACCCCATAGACCATCAGCAGTTGTTATTTTGGTAAATTGTGTTGAGAATCCAGTTGCCGTTGGAGTAGTTCCCCAGTAAGCATCTGTAGCACTCGATGGGTTTCCGCCAGCATAAATTTGGGTAGAAAAATCTGCAAGATATTGTTCGTACCAAATCTTTTGAGGAGAATTAACCGCCGAAATAGCATCAAAAGATTTTGAAAGACCTACGTGTTTTTCAATAATTGTTCCTTGATTTCCGGTAATAGTTCCAAGGTCATCGACTACTACAATATGTAAACCATCATTTTTACCATTTCGTTCAAGAACATAAACATTTGACGTTGGTTTTGGTGCAATAGATTTCCAATAAATCGTAGTATTTGTCAGTCCAAGAGTTTGGTTTTCATACCAATCGGATACTGAAGAAACAGTAGCAACTCCTGCTAACCCACCAGAATTATTGATAAAACTAATTGAATTTGCTTCAGAGAAAGCTGCTGTAGTAGATCCTTCTGCATAATCAATTTTTGTTTCAGTTCCTGTAGTAGAAACTCTGGAAACAATCTTTACATCAATACTACTATTTCCATTTGTAGCGTCTGTTGTAACTCCACTAATAATAGCTTTTAAGTATCCTGAAAAAGTAGAAGTGCTTCCAGATCCAGCAATAACTGAATTGGTAAGAGTTAATGTCACTCCATAACCAACTGTTGCACCTAGACCAGCAAGACTTGTAGTTGTAATTCCTAGAGTCTGATCTGCTAGATCATCAATAAAACAAACCTTTAGACCGTTTGCCCAAGATCCTGGATTTTTCGCAGCATATGTAAAATTATTACCGTCTGAGTGATTATTGATATAATCATCATAGTTATCAATGTCTAATGGTGTTGTAAAAGATGCTCCAACACCAGCATTTGCGTTGTTGAGAGTTGTTCCGCCAGTTCTAACAACTTTAAGAATTCCCCCATACGAGAGATAAGATGATGCACTCATCCAGTACTCATATTGAGAATCTGTCGATAGTGGTTTACCGAAAGTATTAATTAATTCTTGTTCAGTGGTGATGTCAATTGGATAATCAACAGGTCCAATTGGAAAAGGTCCCGCAATCGCACCAATATTATCTAAAACATTATCAGCTCTTCCTATTGTTAGATCAACCTCCCTGACGAGTACGCCTGGAGATAATTGAGGAGTCGCCATTTTTTTCTCCGTAATTCTCAGTTTATCTAAAAATTATTTATTAAAAACTTACTTTACATATGGGAAATAGGACGTGAATATCTACCAATCAGGATATTCCCAACTAACTGGTGATGGATTATTCTTTTTACTTTTAGTAACTCTTTTCACTGTACACTCCTTACATTCATAGGAATATGATGATAATACTGCGCCTCTGTCTTTACGAGTTCTATAAAATGCATCAATTAAATTTTTTGTTTCGCCACACACTCTACATTTTCTATCTGTAAGTAATAAATGTCCCAAGTTTATTTGTTTATCTAAATCCATTAATATTTCCACATATATTCCCATTCATTAGATTTATCGCCGTATTCGTCAAGATGCCATCTGTCTCCTTCCATATCAACAAAACTTGATTCATTATACAATCCATCGTTTAAAAATCCAAACGGTGCCATATCTTGTTCTATTTGATCTCTTTGATCTTCATATAATCTCTTACGAACATCCTGATCAGTAAGTTCTTTGAAATAATCTTGTGCTACTAACCAAGCGTAAATAACAAGACACATAGCCAGGTCATCATTACAACCTTCTTCTGCTTCGAAGGAATTGTGTTTTTGTATGAAAGTTGTGAGCTCACTAATTATCTCATAATCATTGAGATATAGTTTATCTTCCTCAATCATCGTCTTGAGATTTAAGCAACCAATTTTTTTTACTGTTTTGGACATCTTAACTCCAAGTTGAGTTTTCTTTCCAGAAAAACCTTGACCAACTATTTGCCCAGCACGTCCTCTCATTGAGCACATAAGGAGATTGTTGTATTCCAAATCATATTGAAGAATTGATGCTACTTGATCTCCCACATCATTTACTTCACATAAGATGTATGCATCATTATAACTTTTTGCTACATCGTAAATGACACTTGGAAATAACATCGGTTTAATTCCATTATTCCTGTACTTCCCAACAACTTTGTGTGGAAATTGTGTAATGTCTACTACGACAAACGCAGAGTAATCACTTTCTACACCTCTAGCAACGTCTACAGTCATCAAATAGTCGTGTTCTTTGATTGGATCCACATAAACGTCTAAACCCGCGCTACGGGTCTTAGGGTGGTCATATACGAGGGTTCTAAGCTTGCTTGGGGCAATTAAAGTATCTACGGAACCTAAAAATTCACATTCAAATTCGACCTTAAATTGCTGATCACTAGTATTTGAAATAGTTTGTTTTTTCCATTCTTCATCGCGTCCCGGAACTTCGCTCCAGTGAACATCAGTAAAGATATATTCATTTTTACCTTTTTCTGCATCGTGCCACATTCGGTAGAAATGATTCATACCGTGTGGAGTGGAAACTATAATAACTTTGGTATTCTTGCCGGATGTAATGGTTGGATAAACTGATGCGAAGAATGAATCTGCAATGTGATTGGGAACAAAAGCAAATTCATCCAAAAATAAGATATTGAATGACATACCACGAACCGCAGAAGCAGAAGTAGAAGCAGCTAAGATCTTACTTCCATTCTCCAATTCAAGAGATCCTTTATTCCAAGATATAATACCTTGTTGCATCCACTTTGGTAGATTTTCATATGCAGTCTGAAGTCTATCTAAAAGTTCTCTTGCAGTTGCTGCTTTGTTTGCGAGAATACCAATATTTACGTTATCGTTAAAAACTGCATAATGAAGTAAATATGCAACAACAGTGGTTGAATTATGAGTCGGTATAAAAGTTTTTCCACATAAAAATAAATGATTATCACTATCAACTTGGATACAAGCAACTGGAACACTATCAATTTTTTCTATTTTATGAATATAGTGCCTATCTTCCTGAGGTCTAGTAGATCTTTGTAAGTCACAAACATCAATTTTTCTTGGAAGATTGAAAACTTTATGTTTTGTTGTAAAAGATACTGTATGATAATAATTATCTTTTATTTTTTTATGCCTTATGTTTGATTTGATACCCAAACTTGACAATAATTCCACAAATTGTAATATAAACTCATAATTTTTTTGATAAAATTCGTAAGATCTTGTATTTCTTTTTACAGATCCATCAGTATCCATTAATCCACGAAGAAGCTCCATTCGGTCATCAATTGATGATCTTAAATACTCTATTGGAATATGTTTATTTTTTAAAAGATTATATGATTTTAGATTTAAATATAAGTCTCTAACCTTAAATCTAATACAGTTATCAGTATCTCTTTCATATTCTACATCTATTTTTGTTTTATAAAAATTAAAATCATCTTTATGTGATATTATTCTCCCATCTGTAGAATACCCATCCCCCAACCAAACTCCCAAAAGATAGGGATCAATATTTAAATTATTTTTTGCAAATTTGACTGGTTTTGATTTGTGGACAAATAAAGAACCTTCAACACCTTTTCCTCTTTTATTATTTGTTTTTGTTTTGTAAATTTCGTAAATTTGTTTTGAAGTTATAACTTTTTTATTAGTTCTCCAATAAGAACTATCAACTTCCCATAGGTGCTCGGCATCTGCAATTATTTCTTCGCCGTTATCAAAATATAATTTATAACAATCATGATTGTGCATGATCTCAGTTTTCATTGTTACTGAAACATTATTGCCATCAGGAGAAAGAATAATATCTCCAACCTTAAGATCTCCCATTGTCGTCCAACCCTCTGGCGTTGGAATTGGAGTATCTAAGGATAAGGCTTTGCCCGTCTGCCTGGGCATCTTACAGATATTAAATCTGTGCCTATGAAAATTTTTAATTAATTTTTCTTGAAAATTGTAAGGTTGAAACTTTTGCAATCCATGATCGAGAGTAACAATCTTTACATAATTTTTAGAAAAATAAACTGGATCATCCTGACATTTAACAAACTCAAGAATTTGTTCTTCAGTAAATTCAATCTGCGTATTTGCTTTTTTGAGCAATGGATTGCCCAAGTAAACATCATTTGACATAATAAAAACTCTTCATGTTACCATTTAACTTTATTTGCCCAATAAGCAGCGGACATTGGACCTTTAGAAATATTTTTGGCATGTCTTTTCTGAAATGCACCTCGACGATTTGCATATTCCTCTGACTCACCTTCTTTTTTTGGAGAACCTTTTACCCCTCTTTGCCCAAAACGAATAATTTTTTCTTCTCCTCCAGAACATGCCTTAACAACATGTGACTTTCCAGTAAGAGAGTCACCAACTGCTTGTGCTCTTGGTTTATTGCACTTCATTTTTGATTTATCTAATTTTACTGCTTCATCAATCTCAATCTCTTCTCCCATAGGTTTTACATAATTTTTATTTGGACCAAACTTTGGCGCACTTCCTCCTTGTGGTCCAAATGCTTGAATTAAAGGTTGACCTGGTTGAAGTTCAGAAACAGAGTGATGAATTACAACTGATCCAGGATAGACTTTCTGAAGTTCATTGCTAATTTCTTTACGAGTTGGAAGTTTTACTTGTGGAAAAAACATTTTCATTGAGTAATATTTTGCCCTCCAAGAAAGAGTAATTGCAATAACATTTCCAGTTTGTGCTTGAAGTCTTGTTGCCTCTTCTACTTGAGACTTAAACCCTTTAATTGGTTCTGGTTTAATAATATCTACAACTTCAGCAAAGATATTACCTTCAGCATCTTCAATTGATACATCTTCAACTTTTACGGAATCTGGATATCTTTTACCAAACATTTTTTTCATTCCTTTCTTTTTATAATCTACCCAACACTTTTCATCGAGAATTTCATTTGTTAGTTTATCTACAAGAGTTTCTTCTTTATTTAAATTCATTGGTGGTAAATCAACTGGACCTGTTAATTTTTTTACCATTTCTGGTGGTAATTGTGCTCTTTGTTTTGGCGTCATTCTATGAAGCTTTTGTTGGGGGTTTGTCAAAGGCTTTTTATTTTTGTTAATTTCAAAACTTTTCCCTTCACCAATGTCCATTTCTCCACTTGCTACATAATCTGCCACAGTATCCAAGTAGTCTGCTGCTTTAGTGATTTTTGATTGAACCCATGCTTCTAAATCACCTTCACCCTTACCGACCTTTTGTTCTAGTCTCTTAAGTGCGTTATGGATAGTTTTTAACTCTGATCTTGCCATAGAATATTCTTCATCCTTTACCGAAACTTTATCCCATACTTTTTCACCATAAGAACATTGGGATCTTGTTTCTCTCTTATTGCATAAAGGACAGTATCTTTCTTCTTCGTGCATAGTTGCCTCCGATTTAGTTCCCCAGTTGTCTGCACCAACTTTACGACATTTAACAAGTGCTCCAGATGCATATGCACTAGGCCAAACATCATAACGAGACTTTACCTTATGATAACAAGCATCTTTTTTTCCAGACTTTTTCTTTTCTTGTAATTCCATTTCTTCGGTTCTTACGTTGGTTGGTTTTGCTGCGTTCTTTTTTTGTGGTTGATTTGGATCTTTTCTATTCTTTCTTTCAAATGCTTCATCCTCTTCTTTTGGAGAAAGATTTGATGCCATTTTAGAACTTCCGCATTTTGGGGTTGAAGTTTGTCCCGGTTGCCGTGCGCAAGGAGCACCAGCAAATGGACCACCAATTTGGCGCCACCCCGGAACTTTTCTTCCAGTTTTGGGATCTGTTCCACTAGATTTTTTGAACCAATCATGGAGACCTTTATCTCCAGATTTATTTTCTTCTTTTAAATTTTCAATCCATTCATCTGGAGTTTTATCGTGTTTATTCACAAAGGCATTATGAAGTTGTTCAGCAGTCATATCATTTTTTTTCATAATATTGTGCATAAGTTTGTCAATCGAATCGTATGAAGTATTTTTTAATTTTTTTAATCGTTCTTCAAGTTCTTCAACTGCAATATTCTCACATCCACAATGCTCTTTTACATCTTTGAATTTTTTGTGATGCTTTTTAGCATCTGCTTCCATCTTTTTCAAACGTGTATAATAATCTGGAATTTCATCAAGATGTTGAAGAGCAATA